TGGCCGACGAGACACCAGCCACCGAGCCCGCCGACCGGGCCGCGGTCCTGCTGCCCGCCTGGGAGGCCGTCTACGAGCCCGGCAACGTCTCCACCTACCTGATCGGCTACGCCAACGACCAGGACGCCGCGACGGGCATGGCTGAGGCGTGGCTGCGCTCGCAGGCCGAGGTGACGGGACGCCTGGAGTGGCTGGACGAACAGCAGATGGCGACCGGCCGCCACGACCGGTGGTTCGAGTTGATCGAGCGGCACGACGGCGGGGCGGACACGGGGCCGGGCATTGTCGTGCGCCGTATGGCCGACGAGACACAGCCCGCCGAGACTTCACGCGCGCCTGCACTGCCCGGCCCCGAAGTCAAGGAAGTCGCCACAACCTTGAAGTCCGCCGGGGCGCAGCAGTCATGATCGCCGCTCTCATCCTCGCCGTCCTCCTGGCGCTCGCCGCCGGCTGGACCATCGGCCACCGCACCGCCCGCATCCGCATCATCCCCATCGGCGCCCTCCTCGCCGACGACGAGGCCGCCCTCCTCGAGGACGAACGCGCCCGCTTCGACGCCCTGGTGGCCGGCCTCGACCTCCCCAACGACCCCCGGAGCGAAGCATGAGCCACCCCGGCGATGTCATCGCCCAGCACCCGACCGTCATCGAGACCGCGCTCGCCGTCGCGGACGCCGACCTCCGCGACCGGCACGGCCCCGACAACTCGGTGGAGCCCTGGTACATGGCCCCGATGGGAGCGATCGACCACCTGTACCCGACATGCCCCGGCCTCCGCCGTTCCCTCCGCCCTGGTGAGCAGCCCGTGCAGGGTGCCGGCGCCCTCTACCCCGAGGCAGGGGATGTGTGCGGCTGGTGCGTGCGCGTCTGGCGCGCACGCAGGCAGGAACCGGCGCAGTGACCGGCCCGTCGTCGACACCCCGGGGCGAGCACACCCCCCGCCCCGGGGCAACCTGGCAGACCGAACTCGTCCGCGTCGAGCAGCTGGTGGACGACGACACCAGCGGCCCAGACATGAACCAGCCACTCCCACCCCGACCGAACCGAGCCACCCGACGCGCCATGGCGCGCGCAGCACGGAGGAAGAAGTGACCGACCGCCACACCGCCGACACCATCACCAGCGACGCCCTCGACCAGCTGTACCGCGAGCGCGACGAAGCCCGGCAGCACGCCGCCGCCATCGCCGCCCAACGCGACCGCCTCCGCCAGCGCATGCACGCCCTCGCCGACCTCATCGAAGCCGGCGCGCCCTGGACCGCCAACCACGACACCATCGCCGCCCGCATCCGCGAAGCCGTCGCCGACCGGCCCCCCGCCGACGGCCACACCTACCTGTCCACAGGCTGCCGCCACGGCGACCACACGTACTGCCAGAACCACACCGGCCAGTCCGGGCAGAAGACGCCCGCCCAGTGCAAGTTCTGCGGCTCGCCCTGCATCTGCGGCTGCCACCAGGAGACGGCCGTCGGCCCGCTCGTCGACCGGCCCTTCCGATCCCACCGCCAACCCGCCAAGGAGGCGGCCGAGACCGAACCTCGGGAGCAGCACGAGCGCCCCAGCCACCCCGACGGAACGCCGTACTCCTACGCCGAGATCACCGCCGAGGGCTGGGGGTTCTGCGACGGCTGCCGCATGTGGTCCACCGCCACCCCGGAACGTCCGCACCAGTGCACCGCCCCCGACCAGCCCACGGAGCAGCCATGACCAGCCAGAGGGCAACCGTTCACCTGGGCGAGGCACTCGCCTGGCTGCGCACCCTCGAAACGGCATCCGTCGACGCCGTCATCACCGATCCTCCGTACAGCAGCGGCGGCATGCTCCGCAGCGACCGCACCGGAACCACCAGAGCCAAGTACACAGATTCCGGGGCGAAATCACCGTACGACGACTTTTCAGGCGACAACCGTGATCAGCGCGGGTGGGGCTACTGGATGACGCTCTGGCTCAGCGAAGCTCTCCGCGTCACCAAGCCAGGTGGCGCCCTGGTCATGTTCTGCGACTGGCGCCAGCTGCCCACGGCAACCGACACCATGCAGTCCGGCGGGTGGGTGTGGCGCGGACTCGTGCCGTGGATCAAGCCGGACGCCCGTCCGCAACTCGGCCGCTTCACACAAAGCGCCGAGTTCGTCGCCTGGGGCAGTAACGGCGCTATGCCCATTCACGGCGAGACGCTGCCCGGCTACTACCTCGCGCGAGCACCGCGTGCCAACGAGGGACGCCAGCACATCACGCAGAAGCCCGTCGACGTGCTCCGCTCCCTCGTACGGATAGCCCCGAAGGGCGGACTCGTCATCGACCCGTTCGCAGGATCCGGCACAACTGGCGTTGCTTGCATCCACGAGGGCCGCCGGTTCGCTGGCTGTGAGTCGGTCGCCCATCATCACGCCACTGCCGTACACCGCCTCTCAGTTGCCCGCGGTGCTGCCGTCCCAGACGGGCTACAGGGCGCCTTCGATCTGGAGGCTTCGACCCACCCATGAGCACGACGAAGGGGCGCGCGCCTCTCGTCTCCCCAGACTCAGCGCACGCCCCCAGGTGGGACTCACCGTACCGCCACGCACCACAGGAGCGCCCACGATGACCACCGCCGAGTACCTCCGCACCATCGCCCTCCGCTGGACCGACCTCCACGACGCCCTCGCATCAACCGGCACCACCGCCTGGCCCCCCGCCGGCCGCATGACCGACTACCTCCGCGCCCTCGACGAAGCCGACGCCGAACTCGCCGAAGCCGCACGCATGCAGGCCGCCTACAACCGGCAGTTCCTCGACCGCAACCCGCAGCAGATCGGCGCCACCCGCCCGCCGCTGCGCATCGAGGTCCTCGACACCATGCGCACCGTCCAGGCCGCGCTCGTCGCGGCCGCCGACCAGGTGGCCGCCGCCGTCCAACGCTCCCCCATGCCCGGGGCGCCCCGCACCTGGCCGGCCGCCGACCGGCACCGCCGCGACAAGCTTGCCCTGGCCGACTCCGCGGACCCGCGACGCTGGCGGTACGGCGGACGGCACACCGCCCCCCACACCGCGCTCTGGCTGCTGGCCCGCGTCCAGGATCGGCCGGGCCCGTTCCGGCCGCTGCCGGACCGTGAGCGGCGGCTGATCGCCAACGTCGCCCGCGAGGCGTGCGCCCGGGTGGAGACCGTCCTCGACATCGCCGCGCGCACCGCCACCATCGCCCACCCATGCCCCGACTGCGGCGGACGGCTCACGATGCACGGCGGGGCCGGTGTGTCCCCTGCCGCGCACTGCACCAGCTGCGGGCGGACGTGGACCGGGCAGGACGTCGCGGCCGCCGCCTGACCCCGGACAGCACGGAGGCCCCTGCCGAATCCCACGGCAGGGGCCCCTCGTCGTATGCGGCTACGGCCGCGCCAGCTCACCCGTCCTGCGCCTCCGGCTGCTCGTTGGCCATGCGGCGCAACTCCTCGGCGGCGAGCAGATGGTCATCCTGCTCCAGCTCGTCAGCGGCCGCACGGAGGACGGCCGCACGGTAGGCGTCGAGCAGCTCGGCCGCCTGCTCCGCGTCGAGGCCGACGAGTCCAGGGCTCGTCAGGGTTTCCGAGAGACGCTCTCGCGCTGTCGTCGTGGTCACTGGGTCTCCTTGCTGCTCGGGCTGGGGCCTGCGCTTCTTGCGCGGCTGCTTGGGGTTCGCTTCAAAGAACGCGATCACCTCGTCCTCACGGAAGCGGAGCCGCGTACTGCCCTCACCCGCAACGGCGGAAGGGAAGATGCCGGTCCGCCGGTACGTGTGGATCGTCTGACGGCTGACCCCGTGCTCCGCCGCGATCTCGGTGACGGTCATCAAGCGCGGACTCCCCTCGTGTTCGGGGCTCTTGGGCACGGCAACATCCTCCCTGATCTGCTTGACGTTTGTAAAGCAGATCGTGCACTCTGGAACGGCACCAACAGAACGGCCCCGGCCGGGCTCTCACACACCGACCGGGGCCAGCCATCCCACCTGCACAACCAGGAGGAACAGCCGTGGAACACGGTACCCACCAGCCCAACCCGCAGAACAGCCCGACGCCCGCCGCCGAGCCGCTCGGCGACCTCGTCTCCGGCGACGCCCTCCACACCAACCCGGCCACCAAGCATGTCCGCGGCTGGATGACGGTCAACACCGCCGCTGCGGTCTCCGCCGGCGCTGACGCCCGCGCCATGGCGGTGTCCGCATGAGCGAGCAGCAGCAGGACCCGGCCCTCACCCCGGCCTACGCACCCGCCGAGGAGCCCGACCGCACCCCGCGCCCCAGCATCGTGGTGTCCGAGCCCGCGACCCCGGCCGCGTGCCAGGGCGACTACGACGACGCGGCCGACGTCCGCCGCCGACTGGGGTGGCGCTGATGACCGCCCGCGCCCTGCTCCTCGCCCTGGCCGACCGGCTCGACCAGCAGCCCAACCGGCCCACGGACGTCCACACCGTCCGCGGCTGGGCCCGCAGCGCCGGCTTCACCACCGAGTGGCTCGAACTCCTCCCGCACCCCGGCGGCGCCACCCACTCCGAGTACGCCACCCGGCTCCGCAACCTCGCCGGGAGCAGCTGATGGGCCTCCTCGACCGCCTCTTCGGCGACGACCAGCAGCGCGCCGCCGACCGGTACGCCGACCGCGAGTCCGCCACCGACCGCGCCGCCCGCAAGCGCCGCGAGAAGTACCACCGCAAGGGCGTCGCCCGCGCAGCCGCGCAGGGCCAGGCCTGGGAAGACCGCGACCGCGCCGGCGACCGGCGCGGCGGCTGGTACCGGCCCGCCCGATAACCCACCGACCGGCCGCCCGCGCGACATTCCCCCCGCGCGGGCGGCCACCCTCGCTCCCGGAGACACACCGTGAAGACCCGCACCCGCACCCGCGACCCCCTCGCCTGGGCCGCGCTCGCCGCCGCACTCGCCGTCACCGCATCCGCCGAATACGCACTCGCCCGCGCCTGCGGCTTCGGCCCCTGGGTCGCAGCCGGCGTCCCCGCCGCACTCGACATCTACGCCGTCCGCGCCCTCCGAGTGCACCGCGACGTCCTCGCCGTCGTCTTCGCGATGATCGCAGTCAACGCCGCATCCCACCTCGTGAGTGCGCAGCTGCTCCCCGTCTCCGTGCCCCTCGTCGTAGCCGTATCCGCGATTGCACCCCTGGTGTTGTGGCGAGTGCACGTGCTCCGCGCAGCGCAGCCGGATGCGCCCACGGTCGTGCAGCCGGATGCATCCGCCGAGTTCGAGCGCGCAGCCGAGCAAGCCGTGGAGGTCGCCGTGCCGGATGCACTGGATGCACCCCGGCCCGCACTCGTCCTCGACTTCCACCCGCAGCCGCACCCGCACCCCGACGTGTGCGCACCCGCACCCGCCGCAGGCCACACCCCAGATGCACCCCAGATGCAGCCGAGCCCGCAGCCGCCCGCAACCGCACCCGTCGTCCGCGACATGCCCACCGCAGCCGACGACGCAGCCCTCCTCGCAGCCGCACTCGACATCAACGCGGCCGCACTCGCCAAGACCGGCCGACCCGCATCCCTCCGGCGACTGCAAGGCGAACTACGCATCGGCCAGAAGCGCGCCCAACGCATCCAGCCGCAACTGCCCCGGAGTGCCTGATGCATCTCCTCTTCCCGCTCGCCGCACTCGCCGCGGCCGCCGGACTGTGCGTCATCGCACCCGCCCGCGCCCGCCACCTCTACCTCGCACCCGTCGGCTGCACCGCCGCGTTCATCGCCACTCTCGCCGCACTCGCCGTAGCCCTCCTCCGCTGAAGGACCCGATCGTGAACTACGTGACGTACGGCGGCGTGACCGTCGGACTCCTCGTCCTCGCCTACCAACTCACCACCTGGTGGCCCGGCAGCAAAGCCCTCCGCACCGACCCCCTCGGCTACGCCGCCGCCCTCCTGCCCTTCCTCTTCGCCTGGGCATACGGCGTCCTCGCCATCCTCAGCGTCGGCGGCCTCGTCGGCTGGGGCGCCCGCACCACCCGCTGGATCTCCAACTGGCTCGGCGACGTCTCCCTCGTCTGGGGCGTCGGCGGCCAGACCGGCCAGCGCGCAGGCGCCGTCTCCTACCTGCCGCTCACCCAGGCCGGCGGCGCGCTCGTGCTGATCCTGACCGTCGTCATGGTCGTGCTGGCGAAGCGGTCGCGGTACGCGGGGGACATCAAGCGTGGCGCGTGGTGCGGGGTCTGCCTGGGCACGTCCGCTGGGATCGCCGGGTTCGCTGCGGTCCCGCTCGCCACGGCCGCCAACTGGGCTGGCGGCGGCATCTACGGGGCGCTGTGATGGCACGCCGACAGGAGCAGGACGTGCCGGCCGAGGAGTCAGTGCAGCGGTCGCCGCTCGCTGGCGGGTGTGTCCTCGTCGTCCTCGCCGGGGTCGTCCTGGCCGCCGTGTGGGCCGTGTCCCCGGAGGCTGGCGTGCTCGCCGTGTGGGTGGCGGGCGCGGTCGCCGTCTGGTGGTCCGCCCGCCGCCGCGTGTCCGTTTCGTCCGCCCCTCCCCCACCGCGATCGGGGCGCCCCTCCTGCCGCGAATGCGCAGGTCACACGCTCGTGGACGTAACCCCTCTCGAAGGTGAAGAGGGGATGTTGATCTACAAGACGGTGCCGCCAGACCGGCCCAACCACACCCACATCCACATCGCACAGGGAGGATGAACCCATGAGCGAGATCGAGCGCTACCAGGACCACACCCCGGCCCGGCCCGGTGAACCCGGCCTGACCGCCGAGGACATCGCCCGCCGTCTCGCCGCGATCCACGCCGTACGGGACGACGACGAAGACGCCCACGGCAAGACCGACGACCTTCACCGGGACGTCCTCGCAGCGATCGCCGCCGGAGCCCCGGACGCGCCGCTCCTCGCCGCTGCCGCGCTGCGCACGGAGACCCTCGACTTCGCCCGCTGGTGCGCCTGACCTCAACCTTGCTTGACGTTTGCCAGGTCACGGCCCCATCATGGGCCTCACGTCCGGCGTGCCCGGACCCCACACAGCGACCACGGCCCCCGCACCCACCCGCGGGGGCCGTTCGCACACCCACACACGTCCGCGCAGGGCGCACCCTGGATCGCTCACACGACGCGGGTTGCTGCTGGCGCACCGCCCTGCGCGGACCACCACCTTCGTCACAGGACAGGCACAACACCCCCACACACCCGGCCGCACATGCCACGATCCCCCCACCAGCAGCACACCAGGGGGCATCCCATGATCCAGGCCAAAGGCCAGAACGGCACCGTCACCTTCGACGGCCACACCGTCCTCATCGAACGCAAGGGCCTCAGCGCCCGACTCCTCGTCGGCGTAGGCGAGAAGTCCATCCCGATCGCCTCCATCAACGCCGTCCAGTGGAAGAACGCCGGCTTCTCCGCCGGGTTCATCCAGTTCACGATCAGCGGCGGCTCCGAACGGCGCTCCAAGTTCGGCAAGCAGTCCAGCGACGCCATGCACGACGAGAACTCGGTCACGTTCCACGTGCGGCAACAGCCTGCCTTCGAGGAACTCCGCAAGGCCATCGACGCGGCGGTCTCCGCCCGGCACGCCCCGCAGGCCGCCGCCGCGCCTGTCTCTGTCGCCGACGAGCTGGCGAAGCTCGCGCAGCTGATGCAGCAGGGCGTCATCAGCCAGCCCGAGTTCGAGCAGCAGAAGGCGCGGCTCCTCGCCCAGTAGCCCACCCGCCGATACAGGCCCGGTCGCCCCACGCGGTCGGGCCTTTCGCGTACCCGGAGGTGACCATGGCGAACCAGCACACAGCCCCGGTCACCGAGGAGGACTACGCCCGCGTCCGCGAGCTGCACGCCCTCGGCATGGGCCGCAACCAGATCGCCCGCGAGATCGGCCGCGCGCAGCGCACCGTGTCCGTCATCGCCGCCGAGTTGGGCCTGACGTTCGACACGTCGATGACCGAGGACGCCACCCGCGCCCGCGTCGCCCAGCTGGCCGCGCTGCGCGCAGACACAGCCCTCGATCTCCACCTGGACGCGCTGAAGCTCACGCAGCAGATGTGGGAGCCCGCCGTCGTCTTCAACTTCGGCGGCAAGGAGAACACCTACAACGAGCGCACCGTCGACGAGCCGCCGACCGTCGACAAGAAGAACCTCATGGCCGCGGCCGGGATCGCCCTGGAGAAGTCCCTCAAGCTCGTGCCGCCCGCCGACGACGCCGGCGCCGAGGACGCCCGCTCGATGCTCGGCCAGCTGATGCGCGGCCTGAAGGCGGCATACGACGAAGCGGGGGCTGAAGAGGGGGCGGGCGAGGAGGCGGAAGGTGAGTCTCCTTGATGCACTGCCCCTGTCCCGCAAGCAGATCATCTCGGTCGTGGAGGCCGACGCGCGGATCAACGCGTGGGAGGGAAGCGTCCGGTCGGGCAAGACAATCGCTTCACTGCTCGCCTGGTTGATTTTCGTGGCGGTTGCGCCTACCGGCGGAGAGCTGGTGATGGTCGGGCGCACCCGAGACTCGCTGTACCGGAACGTCATTGCTCCGCTGATGAACCCGGACCTGTTCGGGCCGCTTGCGAAGCTGATCAAGTACACCAACGGTGCACCGATCGCCTACATCATGGGCCGCGCCGTGCACGTCCTCGGCGCGAACGATGCAAAGGCTGAGCCGAAGATCAGGGGCATGACCTGCGTTGGCGCGTACGTCGACGAGACCACGACCCTGCCGAAGACGTTCTTCGACCAGCTCGTGGCACGCTGCTCCGTCAAGGGCGCGAGAATCTTCACGACGACGAACCCGGACAACCCGGCGCACTGGTTCCGGCGGGACTACCTGAAGCGGTCAGCCGAGACCCGGCTCCGTTCCTGGCACTTCACGCTGGATGACAACCCGTTCCTCGACCCCGAGTACGTCGCCTCACTCAAGTCCACGTACGTGGGCCTGTTCTACCGGCGGAACATCCTCGGGCACTGGGTGCAGGCAGAGGGCGCCATCTATGAGGCGTTCGACGAGGCCCGGCACGTCACCGCCGAGGTCCCGCACATTGCGCGCTGGCTGTGCGACGCGATCGACTACGGCACCACCAACCCGTACGCCGACCTGCTCCTGGGATTGGGCGTCGATCAGCGCCTGTACGTCGTCTCGGAGTACCGGTGGGACTCCAGGGCGGAGCGTCGGAAGAAGACCGACGCCGAGTACAGCCAGGCCCGCCGGCGTTGGCTCGCCTCCGTGGCGCAGCCGCAGACCAACGTGATCGGCGTGCAGCCGGAGTGGACGGTGGTCGACCCGTCCGCGGCGAGCTACATCGAGCAGCTGCACCGTGACGGCGTCACGGGTGTGGCCCCGGCGGATAACACCGTTCTGGACGGCATCCGTACCGTCGGCAGCCTGTTCGCCGCAGACCGTCTGCGCATCCACCCCTCGGCGGCCGGGCTAGTTGAGGAGATCCCGGGCTACTCCTGGGACGACGAGGCGGCGGAGAAGGGCGAGGACAAGCCCATCAAGATCAACGACCACTCCTGTGACGCGCTGCGGTATGGCGTCCGTACGACTGAGGCCCTGTGGCGACCGCACATCCCGACCCTGCTGGAGGTGGCCGCGTAATGCCTCTGCCCACTGGCGACATGACGTGGCCGCCGGCCGACGAACGTGTCCAGAACTCCCTCGCCGACTGGGACGCCTGGTACTCCTCGGAGCCGGACCGGCTGGAGGCCCGCTACCTCAACCGCGGCTACCGCGCCGTCGACGACCGGCCCGCGCAGTACCGCGGCGGCGTCGTCGGACGGCTGGCCCGCTGGTTCTGGGGCAACCCCACGTCACCGGGTGAGAAGCGCGACAAGCTGCACGTGCCGCTCGCCGCCGACATCGCCCGCAACAGCAGCGAACTGCTGTTCTCCGAGCCTCCCAAGCTGCTGGCCGCCGACAACGCCTCCGACGCCACCCAGGACGCCCTCGACAGCCTCATGGAGACCGGCCTGCAGGCCACGCTCCTGGAAGCCGGCGAGGTGTGTGCCGCGCTCGGCGGTGCGTACCTGCGCGTGGTGTGGGACGAAAGTGTCTCTGACCGGCCGTGGATCGACACGGTGGCCGCCGACCGGGCCGCACCCGAGTTCGCGTACGGGCGGCTCGTTGCGGTCACGTTCTGGACGGTCCTGGAGTCGCAGGACACCACCGACCGTCGGGTGTTCAGGCACCTGGAGCGGCACGAGCGCGGACGGATCTACCACGGCCTGTACGAGGGTTCGGCAGGCACGCTGGGCGCGGCCCGGCCGCTCGCCGACCACCCGGCCACCCGAGCGCTCGCCAACATGGTGGACTCCGAGGGCGGCCTCAACACCGGCGCCCCCGACCACCTGACAGCCGCCTACGTGCCCAACGTGCGCCCGGCGCGCGGCTGGCGGCACATCCCGTCCGCCACCTACTGGGGACAGTCCGACTTCCAGGGCATCGAGGGCCTGATGGACGCCCTCGACGAGACCTACTCGTCGTGGATGCGGGACATCCAGAACGGCAAAGGCCGTGTGGTCGTCCCCGACACCATGCTTCAGTCGCTCGGGCCAGGGCAGGGTGGCACCTTCAACGAGGACCGGCGCATCTACTCCGGGCTGAACATGCTGCAGCGGCCGGGCGACCCGAACCCGCTGACGGTCGTGCAGTTCGACATCCGGGTCCAGGAGCACCGGGACACCAGTCAGGCGCTCCTCGAACAGGCCGTACGGCAGGCCGGCTACTCCGCTTCGAACTTCGGGGAGTCGGACGGGCAGGCGGTCACGGCGACCGAGGTGAAAGCGCGCAACCGGCGCTCCCTGGGCACCGCGGGCCGCAAGTCGCTGTACTGGAAGCCCTCGGTCGCGAACATCGTCGCCGCGTATCTGGCGGTCCTGGCCGGGTTCCGGTTCCGCCAGGGCGGCCTCGACCTGGAGCCGCCGACGGTGGAGTTCCAGGACGGCATCAGCGAGGGCCCGCAGGAGCTTGCCACCACGGCCGAGCTGCTGAACCGGGCCGAAGCCGCCTCCCGCGAGACGCTCGTGCGGATGGTGCACCCCGACTGGGACGACCAGCGGGTGGAAGCCGAGGTGCAGGCGGTCCTCGAGGAGACGGGGAAGCTCGTTGCGGACCCGGCCCTGACCGGAGCGGAGGGCCCCGGCCC